TTGGTGCTGCTATGGCTCATTGGTCGAACAGCTTTCGATACACGGTGCGGAACTCTTGATACCCATGCGGGCCGAGGACTTTGCCCCACCCGCGCCGGCCCACGATCATGCCTTGGGTGCAGCCGATGTGGCGCGCATACTCTTCGATGCCGGGGCGGATGACGTTGACGATTTCGCCCAGCTCGCCCGCAGCCAGCCAGCAATCAATCACCCGCTCTCCGGTAGAGGTGTAGTCGGTGATATTCGTCACCATGGCGCTGCGGTCGCCGGTCCAAAGCTGCGCCCGGTTCTCGGTGATGTCCTGCGCCACGGCGTCCACCGTGAACCATGGGCGATGGTCGCGCGCCGTCAGCGCTCGCTCCAGCAGGTCGCGCGGGCTCACAGCGCCACCAGCGTCAGAGCGCCAGACGCCACCGTCACCTTGTAGCGCGTGCCCGTTACGGTATCGGTCAGCACCAGGCGCGCCATGTTCGCCTCGCCGTCCTGCTTGGCATAGCGCCGATCAGCATCAGCCAGCGCCTTGCGCAGCTCGGCCTGATCCTTCTGGCTGTACTGAGCCGGCGCGTTCGGAAGCTGTAAGCCCGCAGGCGCTTTGTTGCTCATGCCCGCGCCTTCCAAGCCAGGATAGCGTCAGGGACAATCTCAATCAGCGTCTCGCCGCCGTTGTAGACGAACCAGCGCTCCCCCTGCCGCTGGCCCACGTCATGCACCAGCCCTGAGCGGCGCCAGACGTCCAGATCCACGCTCTCGGGCGCGTCGAAGCGGTTGTAGGTCCATTCGTCGCTCGTGGCCGTCACCTGATAGGCCGTCCCCGCCGCGTTCGTGACAGTGCCGTCTGCCGACACCGAAAGCCCGAACATGAGCACCGGCGCCGGCAACGTCCGCCCGCCCATGCCGCCCGCGACGTTCAGGTTCTTGCCGTCGATGGCGTAAATCTCACGGTCGCGCGTCACAGCCAGCGTCACGTCCAAATCCCCGTGCGCGGCGGCTATCTCTTCCAGCTTGGTCACAAGCTGGCTGATCTTCATGGCGTTGGAAGGCATCAGCGTTTGGTCCCTGTGGCGGGCGTGTCAAACCGGAGCGCGCCGAACGTGCCCGCAGCCAGAAACTCCACCTTCATGCGAAGCTGGCGGCCCGCAATGCGGCAGCTCACCGGATTGGGCGACACATACGGCCCATAAGTCGTCTCTGTCCCGTTGTTCCAGTCGCGGGCGTAAACCGTCAGTTGGATGTCTCCCGCCGTGCCCTCATCGAAGATGATGCGGCTGATGCGGGTGATGGCGTCGCCGTTGCCGTCCTCAAGCGGCCCACTCTCGAAATATGGCGTTTGCGACCATGACGCGCCCGTCTCGGCGTCATACACCTGCCCCGATGAATTCACCTCCAGCGGATAGAGATAAACCCCCCGGTCAGTGCCGCAGGTCAGCGTCAGGTTATGGTCCAAGTACCACTTGTCTTCCAAGTAGTTGTAGCGGACGCGGCTATCGCATTCGGTCGAGGCGGCGCTTGGGTAGTACCAGACAATTTCGCTGTACTGACTGTTGACGCGGCACGTCACCTTGGAGCGCTGCGTGCGGTTCAGATCGCCCAGAACGGCGTCGAACACGTCGCACGGCATCTCCTGCATCGAGGAGCCATCCCAGACATAAAAGCCGTTGTAGCCCATCCAGAAACAGCGGCTGTCCACCGCCGCCGCAGCGCCTACGGCGATGATGCCGCAATTCTCGCCCACCCGGTCCACTGAATAGACGTAAGGCAGCCCGATGTACGTCATCAGGTGCACGTCGATGTCGGTAAACAGCAGCGTTTGCGTCCGCGTGCGCTTGCCGCAGATCAGCGTGCCCTGCGTTTGGAGCGAATAGGAGCCGGCCTGGTTCGTGCTCGATGGCATCCAGCTTGTTTCGTTGCCCTGATCGCACCAGGCGATGGACCGGAAGTTCCCGCCGTTGCCGATGGCGACAAGGAAACTCTCAGGCGTCGTCACCACCCCGACGCAGCCGGTCGGGGCGCCAGAAATAGCCGCCGCCACCGTGGGCGTCGAAATATCCAGTTGCCATTCGTACAGCTTGCCGTCGCCGGCCATGCAACCAACGAGGTATTGCCCGAACGTGTCCAGCGTCCACACGCTGGCCGGCTGCGTCGTGCTCGTGTCCGTCCGGGGATCGCCATACGTGCCGGCGCCATAAGGGCCGGAGCCATAGCCGCCGCTGGAGATGGCGTCCGCCCGCCCAGCCGTGAAGCCTGCCGGCGTGATGTCCACCATGGCCGTCAGCGATGGCGTGGCGACGTAGAGCTTGGAGTGCGTGCCGACGGCATAGAAGCGCGCGTTGTTGTTATCGCGCCATGCGATGCACGCCCGCGCCGAGCCCGTCAGGGTCGAGACAAGACGCGCGTTCCATGAACCGATCGGCTGACGGTTGCCGAGATACTCGCGCGTCAGGCTGGTATCCCACCAGCGTCCGCCGATCTGGTAGATCGTCCCTTGGCGGGTGACGCCGCCTTGGGGATCGATCTTAACGAGTGACATCGGGCTGTAGGTCTTTCTCGTAGACCACGGCAGCCACCCGCCATTCCTTTGGAAGTAATCTGTGAGCCTTGCCGCCCCGCGCCGGGGCGAGGTTGCCCCAGGACGTGCGGCCGTAGAGCCGTATCTTGGCGCAGCCCTCTTTCCGCGCTGGCTGCTCGAACCGATCCAGGAACGGCAGCATGTCCGTATGTTCCGGGCCGCCGATCATCAGCACTTCAAACACCTTGACGCCGCTTTCCCACGTCGTCACGCGCGACACAGAAACGGCGGTCAGGTCAGTCTTATTGAGCACGCCCCAGATGGCGAACTGGCCAGCAGCCAGCCCATCCACAACGGCGTCCAGCGTAAAGCGCCCATCGCTGAACTCGCACGCCCGCTTGACCCGCTCCAGAACAGTCCGCGTCAGATCGCGGTTGCCGCTCATTTCCTGCAGCGTGATGGATCCGAAAATACGGCTCAAACAACTACCCTCGGACGCGCCACTGGCTTGGAGCCAGAGGCCCGCTGCAACTGGTCGGTCATGTTGAGCGCCTTGATGGCGCCGGCGAACTCTGTGCGGTACTGCGCCTTGCGCTCGTCCTGCGTGTAGTCGCAGGCCAGCATGAGGCCGCCACGCAGGTAGACGTGCGGGGCGTTGGAAACCAGCCAGTCAGTGTCGCTTTGATCGCTCAAAGCCGTGAACTTGGCGTACCAGTAAGCGTTGATCGTGCCCGTGTTCTTGGGCGCGACCTTCAAACTGTCGCCCTCTACGGTGTAGATGAACTGCGGCGCACTCGTCGCGGCCAAGGCGTCCACCTGCTTTCTGAACGTCCACGGCTCCAGATAGTTCATCGACTGCGCGTCGCTGTAGGTCGGCGTCATCTCGATAAACTCAAGCCACGACGACGACACGCCTGTGCTGATCGTCACCTGCCCGTTTGTGTCCGGCGTCAGCGTCCCAGACGTGGTCATGGAGCGGATGCGCAGCGGCTCGATAGGTTGTTGCCCGCCCGTGCGGTCGCCCCAGTAGATGAGCGCCCAAAGCTGCGGAAAGATGTCGTTCTTGATGATCGTGTCGGTCAGGCCGCCTTGCGTCCATGACCAGTCAAGGATGGCCGCGCGGATGCCTGCATATGTCGTAAGGCTCACCGCACCCGCTCCTCATCCCGCCAATGCTTCCGAATCCATCCCAGATGCGGAAGCTCTGCTGGTTTTTCCCGACCGTGAAAATATACAATGCGCGTGTCGGCGCTGAGGCCGTTCTGACGCACATCGCCCTTGTAGCTGACGATTTGCCCCGGCCAGATGTCGTCCGAGACAACAGCATCGCCGCGCGCCCAAATCTGGCGCATCCAGTCCATATCGTTCTCGCCCGCCGGCTTGTCGTTCCACACCCACGCATGGCCCGCCGGGCAGATCATCACGCCGTTGCACACCGTCTCCGGGTGGAACGGATCACGCGGCGTCGCCAGCTTGCCCCCGCCGATGGCGTAGGCTGCGAAGCTGTCCATGCTGCCGACAATCACCGTGTCCAGACCCATCAGGATCATGGGCTCGTTCAGGCGAAACGGCTGCATGCAGGCGCCATAGTCCGGCACGCCTTCGATTAGCTCCTGGTCGATGTCAGGCGGCAGCTTGCGGTAGCGGTCCACGAACACCACGAACCGGAACGGAACGCTCAGATTGCGCGTGCAGCCGTAATAGAGCTTGCGCACGTCCGCCTCGGTGTAGTGCCGCGAGAACGGCAAAGAGGCCTTGTTCGGGCTCCAGAGCAGCGTCGCGATGGTGATCACCGTGCCGCCTCCGGCGATTGCGTCCATGTCGGCGTCCGCACCGCGTCAGCCGTGAAGCGCATGCGCTTGCCCAGCTTGTCGGCCTCGCTGCCAATCGGGATCGGCACTTGGTTCGGCATCATCAGGTGGCCCGCCGGTACGTCACGCGAGACGGTGACGCCAGCCGGGACCATGGCGCCTGCCCCGATGCGAACGCCCGGCAACACCACCACGCCCGCGCCTATCGTGGCGCCCTTCTCAATGACGATGGCCCAGCGCGTCCCGTCGAACGCCTCAGGGTGAAAGCCCTCTTTCGTCGCGCGCGGCCAACTGTCGTTGCAGAGCGTGCAATTTGGCCCGATGAACACGTCATCCTGAAGCCAGAAGCCCGGGCCCGCCGCCAGATTGTGGCAAATCACCACGCGGTCATCGGCGCGGCTGCCGTCGAAGCAAGCGCCCGAGGCGACGTTGCAGTCCTTCCCCAGCTTGGCCCCGCGCAGGATCGAGGCGAATTGCCAGATGCGCGTGCCGGCCCCGATCTCGCAATCATCATGCACCACCGCCATAGGGTGAATGAACACGCCGGGGCGCGGATAGACGTAGACGTCGTGGATCATTCCGCCGCCACCGCCGGACTCAAGCGCCCAAGCAGGCTGCGCCTCACTTCGCCAACCACCCGGTCCCACTTGCCGGCATCACGCGCCTGCTGCCGGAAACAGCGGACGCTGTCGTAGAACCACATGCGATCCTGACCAGCTACGTCACTGTAGCGCCATTGCGGGTTCTCATCGACCATGGCCCAGCACTCAACGCCAAGCCCGCCGCAGAGGTCCACAACGCTCGTTGTTGGTGCAATCACCAGATCCAAGGCCGTCACCAGCGCCGCTAGGTCATCCATGTCCGCGCCCTTCTTGGTTGCCCAAGTCGGGTCAAGCACGTTGTCAAACAGCTTCAGTTCGGCGCGGCGGTCCTCGTATTCCAGGTTCACGAACGTCACGCCCGGAATGTCGAACAGGCGGCTGACCACCTCGAACGGCACCGAGCGCTTGGCGCGGCCAGTGCCCCAGCTTCCGCCCGTCCAGGCGATGCCGACCAGCGCCCCTTGCCGGGGTCCGAAATGCAGATATTCCCGCATCGACCACATCTTGGCCGGTGATGCGCTCAGAAACGGCCCACCTGTGAACGGCGCCGGCGCGTAGATCGCCCCAAGCCCGCCCATCTCAATCTCGTAGTCGCAGCCCTCGGCATCGAGCCAATCCACATAGGCTTCGGACATGGTGCCGTAGACGTGCGCCTTCGGCCATGAGCGCGCCACCAGCGTCTCGTTGCGCCGGTTGCACTCAATCACGCCGTCGAAGTCCTTCGGCAGCATGGACAGAAACAGCAGCTCATCGCCAATGCCCTGCTCGCCGTGCACAACGACCTTGCCCGGCGCTTGACCGCCGTTCGGACCACGCCAGCGCGGCAGGCCAAACCCCGTCCCGCGCATGGCCCCATCGCGATGCACGCGGCTCTGATCGAAGCAGGCCCACGCCTCTGCCCAGCGGCCCAGTGAAAACAGGGCGAACGAGCGATTGTAGTGCGCCTTGAAGCCGATCGCGTCGCTCTTGTCGGCCCATTCCAGCGCCTCGGCGTGACGCCCAAGCTGTGACGCGGCCAAGCACAGATTGAAGTATGTCTCCTGCGGCTTGCCGTATTCCAGCGCCTTGATAAACGCCCTGTAGGCGTCCTCGGGCTGGTAGTCCTTCAGGCAGCCGCCGATATTGTTCCAGATCGCCGCCAGCTTGTGCGGCACCTGCGTCGCCGCCCGCGCCGTGTTGAACATCTGTAGCGCGTGGCCTTCATTGCCAGAGCGCATGAAGGCGATGCCGGCGAGAAACAGCGCATCCACATGCGAGGGATCGCGCTTCAGCAACTCATCCGTCGCCGCGATCACACGTCCGAAGTCCCCGCGCTCACTAGCGCGCTTGGCTTCGAGGAATAGCTTTTCGTTCTCGGTCACTTATGCCCTATCCGAAACAGGCCTGTGCGCAGCTTCCGAAAGCTGCTGTCATCGAGGCGGCGATAGACGAACCGGTTCCAGCCCTCGTGCTTGTCATCGAACGGGTCGGCCGGCTCTGTCGTGCCGTTCTCCCG